GGCTGAGGCGAAACGTGAGCAACGGTTCGAGCAGGTGAACGGCTTCGTCGCCGTCGTCGCGGAACCCCTCGAGGTATTCGAGGTCGGCCTGGTAGTCCGGGTACGTCACCTCGCCACCCAGGCGGTCGTGTCCTCGTCCCAGTCGTAGGGGTTGTCCTCGTCTGTAACCGGGTACGGCGTCGGGGGTTGCCACCGGTAGTCGTCGTCGAGGGTCCACGACGGGTACGGCTGGGGCGCGGCGAACCCGGTGCCGTCCCAGGTGTAGTCGGTGCCGGCCATGTTGTGCCGGAATGTCGAGGTGTAGGACGTCTGGGTCCATGCGCCGCCGGTGGGGAGTAGGTCGTCGAGGAACTCGACGCCGCGCTGTTCGTTTTCGACGCCGTCGATGGTCGTCACGGCGTTGGATACGACGACGACCCTCTGAACGGTGTCACTGTCGCCGATTTCGGCATAGTGGGCCATGTGTATCTCCTCTACGTCAGGAACCGAAGGACGACTATGCCAGAACCGCCAGCGCCAGCAGTTCCAGCTACACCAGTCCCGCCGTAAATTGTACCGCTAAGATAAATCTCTCCATCATCAACATACAAAATAGCAGCCAAACTACCTGTACCTAAATTTGCAGCAGCGTTGGCTCCTGAAGTAAACAACCAAAGTCCATATGCCCCGCCTTGTGCTGTCGCTGACGTACCTGGAGCGTTAGTGGTTTTCCAACCAGCAGCAGCATCGCCGGCAGCAGTACTTCCTGCGCTAGTTTGCTGTCCGAGAAGTCGAACATAAGTAATTGGAGCAACATTTGCTCTTAAAAATGCTTTTGCGGCATATGTGCCGTACATCGGAGATTGATAGTTTCCATAACGATAAACATCGCCGCCGGCTCCTCCAGCAACGGTGTCTCCAAACATCGTAACAAAATCAGAATATGATTCTACCTTTACAGGTTGCATCGCTAAGCCACGAGTAGAGCGGCCAATAATGCATGGACCAATAAGATCTGCAGATTTTGGAATAAAGGAGTTATCAATCTCGTTGATAAACACCCCAGGAGATACAAACTTAAAACTTTTAACTGACATATGGTGAGTTCCTCATTATTAATTCACTTAAATGATAGTGCAATCAAGAATAAATAGTATTTCTATTTTCAAAACGCTCTTCTTTACGGAAGAAAAAAGTCATCATTACCTTCAGGAACTACATTCTCTGAAGGGAACGTTATTTCTACTACATTTTCATCCACTCTTACAATAGGACGATCATCATTTTCGCCCTCACCTATTAAATACCCCAATACTTTAATGGTAATTACAGAATTAAATGTTCTTTCTTCCTCTGCAAGATTACTAACATTATTGTTATGTGTAAATCCTTGATCAATAAATGCTTCATATAGATGCCCATTTCTTCTCATCACAAAGGCATTAATTTGTCCTGTTCTCGCAATAAAGGGTGCCAACAAATCATTCATCTGCTGTTGGAATTCTGCTTTAATGGATATTTTATATTCCACATTCACATACACAGGAATAGGAATTGACAAACTCTGTATAACAACTTTCTTATTTACTCTCGGATAATAACGATCAGAAGGTCCATCACGGTTAACTTTATCTTGAGAGCGTACATTTCCAGCTACAGCAAAGTTTCTTGTCTTGTCCTGAACTATTCTTTTTGCAATAACCCATCTTCCTGTTCTACCGTTTTTATCTTTTGAATATATATGCGCCTGAAATGAACCTTTTCTAGTAGGATCTTTTGCTATTCCTACTCTTTCAATTGATATTAGGGGGAGTTTTAATGCGCCAGCGTCATCTCTCAAGTTTTTATTGTGTTTGATTTGATATACTCTTTCTGGTGTTTGCCATAAAACAGGCACGTTGCGCCATCCTTCATTTGTTCTAGCGCTCATATT